GGTAGACCTGTAATTGAACTGCTGATAGACCTAGATAGAAACAAAGTGGAAATTGAAAAGCAAAGTAAGCTAAACGGTTTTGAATTATTTACGATAAAGGAGTGGTTAGATTATGTGTAAAAAACGTAAATACACAAAAATGGGCGCTTTATATTCAATAGCAAATGCCCAGCATAGGAAAAAGAAAGCCGATAAGATACCAGTTAGAGCTTATTACTGCAAATGGTGTAATTTATATCACTTATCAAGTCAGCAAAGACTAAATATTAAGACAGGAGTAATTGGATAATGAAAGATGAATTCACATACTATACAGTATCTTGGATATTGGAAAAAGAAATTAAAACACGTAAGTTTTATGATAAAAAAGAGGCTTTAAAATGGAATGAATTACTTCCAGAAGAACAAAGATATGAAGTTAAAAAGCATACAGAAATAATTGAGGTTATAGCATAATGACAAATGAAGAAGTATATGAAAGAATTACTAGCGTACTTAAAGAACAAGGTATTGGAATGGCACAACTTGAGTTAAAAATTAAAAGTGAAACAGGTAAATATCCTAACCTAAGAGTAACTAAATCACGTTTGAGCTTACCGAATACCGTAGCGTTCCCTTATCTTACTATGTTTTTCAATGATGATGAAATGCACGAGCTTACACTTAAAAAGATGAATAATTCAGGAACAGGCGGAGAAGCCATGGACTTGCTAGATGAGTTATTATATAGCTTAAAACCAAGTAAAGAGTATCTATATAAGCAACGTTTGAAGCGTAGAATGCAAAGGGAGGCAATGAGATAATATTACACGAATACACAAGTCAGATTAATAGGTCAAAATATCCACGATCAACAGCACGAAAGATTGCCAATGACTTGAACAAGAATGACCCTTTTAATAATTATCTAGTCAGCTTTGAGCTTGGTTCTAAACGGTATATTATTGAAAAATTTTAAATTAGAGGAATGAATAAATGAAGAGATTTTACGTAGAAGAAGAAGACGGCAAAGAGATTAAGCGAAAACTTACAACTTTTGCTAATGATGATTTAACACAGCTTTCAGATGATGAACTAGAAACATTATACTATGAATCGTCTGCTCAATTTTTAGCTAAAGCAATGCACTTTATGAAGATTGAGAACGAACTATTTTCAAGAAAGAGTGTAATTGTGAGTGATGAAATTCTAATAAATACTGGCAATAATATTATTGAAGCTATTAATCAGGTAAGCAATTGAAGCGCAAAAAGGAGAGTAATTATCTTTATTTTAACAGATGATACAATAAGAAGTATAGCGTTGATTCAATTCGCTCACAAAAGGGCGGATAATGGCTTTAATGACGTTATGGCACAATTATATGAACAAGAGTTTAAAACGCAAGAGAAAGCAAAATATGAGCATATAAAGCAAGCTAAGGAGAAAGCAATTGAAGAACAACGAATTAGCGAAGAGAATCAACGAAGAGTTGAAGCTGAAAAACAAGCCGAAGTTGACAGAATCGCAAGAGAACATGAACAGGCAGCTGAACAACCTAACATAGATGTACCAAATACAGAAACTAATAGCATTATTGGAAGTGATTGGTCAAGCGTAAGTCCTGAACAAGCTAGTCAATATATAGCAATCAAAACAGGAGTAAGTGCTAGTAAATGGATTGATGTTATTTACAAGGAATCTAGCGGAAATCCTTATGTTGAGAATGAATTGTCATGCTGGGGACTATTACAGATTAACAAAAGCATACATGGTCAAGTATCGCAATTAAGTCCACAGGCTTATCTAGATAAAGCTGTAAGCATATATCAAGGCTCAGGTAGTACAGCATGGGCGACATGGTAAAATAAATGAATAATAAGAGAGGGAATAAATGAAATATATAAAATTTAGAGAAAGATACATTGTATCAGATACTGGTTTAATTTGGGCTATAAAAAAAGACGGATTAAAACTTAAAAAACAACATATATCGCCCAAAGGATATAAAAAAACAAATATCGATAAAGTCCCTTTGTTTGTTCATAGGATAGTCATGGAAGCCTTTAAAGGTAAATCTGATTTAACTGTTGACCATATAGACGGTAATAAGTTGAATAATTCTTTAGATAACTTAGAATATGTAACAATACAAGAAAATATTAAAAGAGCGTGGAATAACGGAGCTAATGGTAAGAGAAGAGTGTTTAAAGTCGCTTTTTTATATAACGGATTATTTTATGAAAACAAAGAAGATATAAAAGAATCTTACAATGAAAAAGAAGTGAAGAAAATTAAATATAAAGAAATATAAAAACAGCTATAAAGCTGTCTTTTTTTATTTTGATGTATTAGCTTTTCCAAACTCATCATCTAATTCTTTTTGATAAACTACATCAGTAATATCTGCTGTCTTTTGGAACGTCTTAAGCAAGCGCGCTGTTTTAATCCAGCGAATAGTTACACCGTCCGAAACATAAGCACGTTTAGTGTCTACAGTATTAAATAAAATCATTTTCTTTTTTCCTTTTCCTTTGTTTGAGGCATTGCCATTAGATTGCCCTGTAAGACGTTTATTAAGTTCTGCGATAAAGTATGATCGACAACTCTCTACCGTGCCACCATGAGCTTCTACGGAACGTCTAGGGCAACTTGTGCTTGATAACTCCTGATGTAGCTTCACAGTATCATGATTAGGAGTTAGTCCCCATTGTTTCATGTACTTAGCAACGTCATCTAGTACCGCTTGCTCATTTCTCAAAAACTGGGTTAAATCTCCCTCTGATTGGCACACTTCCCAACTTGCATAATTTGCATTACCGTATGAGTTAGCACAATGCCAAGCCATATTTGAGAAGTCAGAAGCCTGTAATCGTCCGTCAGAAGCGATATATACATGAGCAAAGCCATTTGCTGGATCGTGATTAGGTAACCAGCCATTATAAAAACTAGTGTTAGCGCCGTTTGACCCAGCGTCATTGTGAATCACAACCCCAGTAGGGTTATAACCACGAACGCCAGCATTAGTTATATTCATTCTTTTTTATCCTCCATTTGTTCTTCTCCAGTTTCAGGAATACTTACACCATTCTTTTTAATAAGTTTAACCAAACCGTCAAACATAGGGCTAATTTTTGCGATTAAATAAATAAATTGTCCTACAAAGTACAATAAAGCTACGTTAATCACAGTTTTAGCAATATCAGAAGTTGAGGGAGTTTGAGTAAAGTAAAAGACTGCATATAAAACCCACAGGGAGAAAATAACCGTCAAATCAATTACAAGTCTACGTCTAAAAGGTGGGTTCATTGCTTCTCTATCTTTGACCCACGTAGCGAATAAAATCGCCAAAATTAAGATAGTTATTAAAATCATTCTAGTTACCATTTTTTGTACCTTTTCTATTTTTTAGTTGCTATAAATTCAAATTTAGCTGTAACATTTACACCATTTTGATTATTAGGGGATATAAAACGAATACCAGGACCGTCACGCATTATCCAAACGCTCTTGTTTGAATCTGCTATTGAAACACTAGAATTAATTTCATTAAATTCAGAAGGTAAAGTAGGCTTCCCGATGTATGGTCCCATTTTTAATTGTCCTATATTGCTTGTTATGTTTTCTGTGCTTGTAACAAAACATGTAATACGAAACAAGTTTTCTTGTACTTGTTCGATAGTCCATTGATTTTTAGAATAATTAGGATATAGACCTAAACCATTAATCTTAACAAAATTAGCATGAATTTCATCCAATGTGGTTACTAGTTTCGGAATTTCTGATTTAATAACTCCCATTGCGTTAGTTGTTCTGATATCAATCAAAACCTTTAGGACACCTGAATTATTGTTCAAGTCTACCTTATTACTATTATCTACGGTTTCGGCTGATAAACTTACAGGGCTTGATGTTTGAGATAAATCAATATTTGCATGGATATAATTGACCGAATTTGCCTTTAGAGCTACCGTTTCGTTTGACAGTTCAAAATATCTTCCTCCTGCTACAATTGAAGTATTGGTGTATTGTACGTTGAGGGCAGTATTTAACGGGCTTGTCCAGTCTTTGCGTCTGATTGTTCCATAGTCCATTCCTGTCAACATCATGTATAGTTTTCCGTCATTATTTGAACCGACTGGGAACTCTGTACTATTTGGACTGAAAAATGTAAAGTTTTTAATTGTCATTTTTAACCTTTCTTGAAATTATTTTCGCTTTATCTAAAACTGGGTTATCAGTAATTGATAGCTCCAACAATCTAAATTTTCTACCGCCATACGGATAACCACCAATTGATACAAATTGACCGACTTCGTACAAGAGTGTAGTTTCAATTCTAAGCGAGTTTTCACTATTATAGTATACTTTACCATTCAATAACTCTAAGTGGTCTTTACGTAGCTCTCTGTACCCTGTGAAGCTATCTATTCTATATTTGTCGCCATAAGTAGCAACATACTCATATAACATTTGGTTTGTCTCCACTTTCTACAAAAATAAGCCTATCATTGAACTCTGTTTTAACTCTGTCTGCTATATATCCTGAATATAGTTTACCCTCATACCATATATCTACTAAGTCATTAACGTACAAAGGCAAAAATTCATTTTGGTTAAATATTAACCTTGTAACGATTGTAGAGTGAGAAATTTCAGCCTTAATAGTAGATATATCTGGAGGGTTCCCGTGTTCATCTCTATCATAAAACAACGTTTTAGCTGTTCTTACATCTGGCAAGTCTGTTCCGTCTCCGTGATAAGTGCTATAATCTATGATATCGCCGTTGTTTTTGGCTGTATACATTTTAGGAGGGTCTTTATAGTCGTCTGTATTTGAGCTTTTAACGAACACAACAGCGAAATTATAAGCTGAACGCTCTACTATTGTTTCGGTTTCTACTGCCACACTTTGCTTAATATCTACCCTTGTCGTGATTCTATTTCTGTTCCAACTCCTAGAAGCGAAGTTAATGAATAATAAGTTTCTAGGGTCTGCTTCAGATGAAGAATGTTGAATAGTTGTTGTCGGTTGAAATTGAACCTTGGAAAATATCCTTTTTGCTACGTCGTGAGCTGATGAAGTTTCCGCTTTTCGGTTAATTGTAGCCTTTCCAGCAAATATACTTGAATTAAAGAAATAACCATAACTCATTAAATTATTCTTATTAGGGTCAATTAAATAATCAATGATGGCAAAGTTTGTCGTTTTAGTTATTGCGTTTGGAACATCAAGACTTTCAATCATTGCCCAAAAATAGTTCTTTAATGTAGCTTTATTACTTTCATCTACATCTGTCACAAGGTAAACCATATCTAAGTTTAGTTTTTTCTTTTTACCTAGAACTTCCTCGATTGGAACAACTTCAGGAAAAAGAATTTGAACAATATCACCAACTTCTACCGAAACGGTCAATGTAGCTGATGAAGTGTAGAGGTATCCTGTTTCCCACAATTCATAGTTAATAACTTGACATCTTGCCTTAGGTATCGGAAGACCTCTTTTGTCCTTTTTACCGTTAGGAAGATTAAAATCAGATATATTATAATAGTTAGGGTTAAAGTTATCATAAACATTAGCTTCTAACATTAAACGAAGTCCGCCTTTCTCTTTATTTTAAACTCTGCCTTAGTAAGGTTGATTAACTCCATTTGACCGTGTTCGATTATACGTGTTCTGTATCGCTCAAAGTCCATTACAGGGAATAAATTTAATGAAGTCGTTCCGTTCCAACCTTGGTAAATTTCATCATTTACATCTGTATTTATTAAAATATAGTCTTGCAACTGTTCCGTCTTAAATACAATTGCAGTATATTCATTTCCGATATCGTCTAAAAATCTAACTCCAGCAGGTGTTTTAGGTAGTTTCGGAAATAATATCCCTATAAAACTAAATATTTCGTCTTTTATATCCCAGCGACTTAAACGTTCTATATTTGTTTCTCCATAGTAAGTGTAAGAAGTTCCTTTGACATACTTATAGTCTCCTGGTGCTGTTCCGCCATAAATTTTAGATTTACCAGAAAGAACTTTACCATTTTGAACCATATCAAAAGTTAAGTTTTCGTAAGTGTACCACTTTGTAATTATATCAAAAGTTATCTTTTCGCTGAAAGCTCCGTTTTTACCGTAACCCTCCGTCTTTGTAACATCTGCTAAAGCTAAATCAGCATATACCTGAAAAATCTCTGTTTGATATTCAAGTGTAACGAATTTTTGGTTAAGAATATCATTTACGAAGTCTTTCATTAATTGATAGTTTTCTTCTAAACTTTCGCCAAACGTTTCTAACTTAAACTCTATTTGAGGTTGAGTAATTGAGCGTGTTCCCATTACTCCGACACCGTTACTTTGCCAAATATTATTAGTTGATTGTAACCCTAAATTAGAGGGCTGATAAAACCTAACTTTTCCATTTGTAACGTCCCAAACTTTGTCGTCCGTTCCGTCTAAGTTGGTATGTATTTTGTACTGTCTTACCATTAAGCCCTCCCTAATTCAAATTCTCGTCTGATTGCACGCGCTAAGTTAGAAACATCTTGACCAGCACCGCCTTGTACGTTAAATGTGTTATATGTTCTATTATCGCTTGATACACTGTTAGTGCTTAGGCCGTAACCGCTAGAAGATAAATTAACATCTGTTAAACCTACTACCATTGAACCTTTGAACAGTCCGCCAAGTTTACCAGCGATACCATTAATAGCTCCTGATATATTGTTAATTGTGCTTGTTACACCTCCTAGAACGCTGTCTATCGTGCTACTGATTCCTCCAAATAGTCCGCTAAAGAAACTACCAAGCCCACTGAATACTCCTGTTATTGCATTGTAAGCATTAGAAGCGAACCCACCGAAAGCACTGAACACTCCACTAACAGCACTCATTGCACCGTTAAATACTCCACTAAAGAAGCTACCGACTCCGCTAAATACACCTGAAATTGATCCCCAAGCACTTGAAGCAAATCCACCAAAGGCGCTGAACACTCCACTAACTACACTACGAACCGAATTGAATATTCCACTAAAGAAACCTGAAACTACACTCCATATTGAGCGAACTACTCCCCAAGCACTAGAAGCAAAACTTCCGATTGCGCTGAAAGCACTAGATACAACTCCCTTTACAACATTAAATATACCACTGAAGAAACCTGAAATAGCACTCCATACTGACCTAACTACATTCCAAGCTGAAACAGCAAAGCTACCAATGGCACTAAATACTATTGAAACTACTGAACTAACAGCGTTAAATATTCCACCAAACCAAGCTGACAGGCCTTGCCATGCGTTAAGAACTAATTTATAAGCACCACGAATTACAGCCAAGATAAGTTGAAAAGCTAAGTTGATTATCGAACCAATTAAACCAAATATAGATTTATAAAAACTAATTAAAGGTTGGAAAGTTGTAACGAACCAGTTATAAGCACCTGTCACTAAAGAAGCAATAGTTGTAAATACAGTTGTAACGATATTCACTATTCCATTCCACAGTCCTGTGAAGAACCCTGTAACTCCAGCCCATGCTGTTTGGATTCCGGTAATAACAGTTGTCCATAAGGTAGTGAAGAATGTTGTCATTCCGTTCCAAATGTTTTGAATACCTTGCACAATTCCGCTGAACCAATCAACTAAGCCTTGCCAAATACCTTTTGCTCCGTCAACTGCTCCATTCCATATATCAGCAAACCATTGACCAATACCGCTAAAGAATGAAACTATTCCGTCCCATGCACTCTTTAAGAAGTCTACGAAACTAGCCCAAGCCTTTTTACCTGTTTCGGTTTGAGTGAAGAAGTAAACCAAACCAGCAATAACCGCCGCAATTGCCGCTGCAATCAACACATAAGGATTAACGGCAACAACAGCATTGAAAGCTGCCATTACACCTGTTCCTGCTTGAATTACTGTCTGTAACTTTTTGAAAATACCAATAGCAGTAACTATTCCAGAACCGATTTTAAAAGCTACAAAACCTGCTGTTAAGGCTACTAAAGACGATTTTAAAGTATCAATTGCTCCTTTACTCTCACTAACTTTTTTCAAAAAATCAGCTATTTTTTTCGTAACTTCTGACAATTTGCCAGCTAATATAGCTATACTCTTCGCTACGTTTTCTACACTTGTTGCGTTTTTTGTTGTTTCTGTATTTACTCCAAGAAATGACTCGATAACATTCGCTATAATAGAAACTAAAGAACCAAATATACTTTTTATGCTATCCCAAGCCTCTAAAAACGCTAAGGTAGTTCCGCTTTCTTGCATTTTTTTAAACAAGTCTTGGAAATACTTAACTACATTTGATACAGCTTTACCAGCACTTTCGCCCCAGTCAGACATCTGGTCTATTAAGCCACTAATGATAGGTGTTAAAGCGTTCAAAGTAGGCACTAAAGCAATTGACATTGTTTCATTGAAGCTATCCCACGCGTCCCCAATAGTTTTGATTCCACCGCCCGAACCTTTAGCCATTTTTTCCATAGCCTTGTCGAGCATACCCATCGAAACAGCGCCTTCTGAAACAGCTTCATTAAAAGAACTATATTGCTGTAATGAGGGGTTCATTTTCATAATAGTGTCTTTTAAAGAAGAACCAAGAGCTGTGTTATTATCAGTTAATTGTCCAATATTTTCAGCAGTAACCTTGCCAGCTGCTGACATCTGACCATAAGCCTGAACGACACCTTTAAGATTTTCTCCAGTTCCGCCAAACGCTTGGTTAGCTTTTACTAATGCTTCTGTTTTACCAACAGCTGACTTAGCAGTATCACCTAAACCAATGAACGTTGTTGAAAGTTTTAAAGTATCTTCGGTATTTGCATTTGTATCTTTAGCAAGATTCTGCATAGATTTGCTTACATAGTCAAAGTCTTGTCCATTGCCTTTGAACTTCATTGTATTTTGCAATGAAATCATGGCTTTTTGAGTATCCATTGCGTCAGACACCCAGCCTCTTAAACCATTACCAACAGCACTAATAGCACTTGAACCGATTTGCCTGAATATACCTACCGCAATCTCTCTAAGACCGCTAAATCGTGACTTCATACCCTCGATTCCGCTATTAACGCCCTTGGTGTCCATTTTAGCGTCAATATGCCAAGAACCTGATTTAATAGAACCCTCGACTTGCTTTATTTCACTTTCCAACCTGTTAGCTTGTGTTTCTGCTGTACCTAGGTCTCTAGTAAGTTGTAGCCATTTCTTTTGACCTACTGACGTACCTTTGTCAACATTAGAAAGTTCTTCTTTCAATTTTGTTGCTTTGTCACGTGATAAGCCCAACTGCGCTTGTAAGTTCTTCTGCAATTGCGCCATTTTACCGGTATTTGTCGGGTCAAGTTTTAGAGCGTCTCTTAAGTTTTTAGCTTCTCCTCTAAGCCCTGACATCGCGGTATTAACACCTCTAAGTGAGTTCTCGAACTTTGTGGTATTACCGTATATCTCGACCTCAAACGTTGCATTACTTGCCATTACATACCCTTTCTTTTACGCCTTTTCTCTTTTTCTTTTTCCTCTTTCTTCTTCTCTGCAATAAGTTCAATTATTTTATAAACAAGTTCTAATTCCATTTCCATGAACTGTGTTATATCAATCTCATTATTGCCTAAAATAGTTAAAAGTTCTAAAGTTTTATTTTCCTTTACAGTATCTTTCTTTTTCTTAATCAATGAACTAGAAGAAAAGAAGACCATATCGTCTTCCGTTTTCTCTTTTTCTTTAATAAAAACAGTCTTACAGAAGATATTAATTAACTCGTTAGTTGTAGGAAGCTCTGTTTTGTCGTCTAAGGCGTTTTGCAGTCCTCCGTTACAGTCTACCCAAAGTATCAATAACTTGTCTGTAAAGCTCTCCATTTGCTCTGTAAAGTCATCAGGAATATATCCAGCGACAAAAGAATTTTGTAGGTCTGCAAAGTCTTTTAAATCTGTAATAAAGTCCGAACCGGTTAGTTCTAAGTATCTAATTGCATGTTTTAAAATCATTTACAGTCCTTTCAGCTCATTAAATTTCTTTCTGCCACAGTTCGACCAGTTCTTTAAGTCCTTTACCGGCAGTATCGAACTCAAAGTTAGAACGGAAGTCAGAGAAGTCACTTTTAGCTTTTACAATGTTATCTTGAAAAAGAGCCAAGTATAGACCATATTGAACGAATTCCATTACATCAGTAATTTCTCCGTCTTCTTTCTTAAGTTCCGTATCCATGGCTTTTTGTTGCTGGAAAAGGTCTTTACCTGTAATCATTTTAAATTTACGTGCTGTACTCAATTGTTTTGCCATTTTATTTTATATTCCTTTACTTAATTAATTTTTAGTCTTATGAATGGTCAGTTACTGAAACTCCTGCGGTAACATCTTCATAACCGTCAGCGGAGGACGTTACGATATAGACACCGGGCGCAAGGTGTCCATTTGTTGCTACTTTTCCGTGATCGTCTCTAATTACTGATGTTACTTTTACAGTTCCACCATTAGAGTCTTTCAAAGTGTCAGGCACTACGATTGTTCCGTCATTATTACCCTTTGTAGCAGTAGTTACATTAGGAATAACAGGAGCTACAAGTGTAATTGCACCAGCTAGAACTGTATCAGGTTGCATAATGAACAGTCCGCTTTCCATTTTCTTAGCAAAGTCTTTAGCTTGTTCTCCCCAAATTTCGTACTCAATAGCAGGGACTTTTTTATCTCCATTCAAATAAATATCTGAATCAGTCGCTTGTACTGCCAAAGTCCATTGGATAGGGTCTACACCGTCAACTGAATCTGTTTCTGATTCTTTTGTTGCTTCTGCTGTTGGTGTCAAATGAGGATAAACTACCACACGATAACCGTCAATAAATTCTCCTGTAACTTTATCACGCTTGCGACCTTTAATAAGGTATTGAACACATTTCGTTTTCCAATTACCAGTAGGAGACCAACCCAAGCCATTTTCTGTTCTTTGTTGACCTAAGATATCCTCTTTAAGTGCTTGGTCTGTTTGAATAAATACCATTTCGCCTTGAAGTAAGGTAGCACCTTTTTTCACTCCATGGTCTGGTACATCGTCAGCTGGATAGCTATTAGTTTCTGCTTGGTCTTCCATTGAGCCAACTGATACCAAACCAGTTACAATTTTATGGTTAGTGAAAACTGGTTTTCCGTTACTTCCCTTGGCCATATCAGCTACGATTAGAGCTTCATTACCAAAGAAAATCTCACGTGAATTATAATCTAATTTCATTTTTTCTCTTTTCTATAATTTCATTGAATTGGCATAATTAGCACCTTTTTTCAATGTTGTTTTAACGTCTTGCATACCCTTTTTTTCAACTAAGAAATACATGCCATGATAACCGCTAGTGTAATTAGCTCTAGTCCCTGCGTTTACTACTACTTTATCGCCTTTTTTAACTTGCTTTAAGTTACTTGACAATTGACCAGTATTTTGATATCTAGCATAAGTATAGGTGTGACCATGACTTCTGATTAATCTAGTTCTTCGGCTTGCGCTGTTTGCTTTCGCTTTAAACTCTGCTTCAAACCAATCGCCCATACGTTCCGTGACTTTCGTTTGCATTTCTTTAGCTATGCTTGATGTATTAAGTAAATTCATTGCCATGCTTGACCACCTGCACCACAAGGTAAATAAACAGTACCAGTATAATTGTACAAATGGCTATTCTCTGACCAGTTCGTCATATTCCAACCGTTTTGTAAAACATCTCCGACTAGTCCGACAAGTTCATCGTCAACATCTTTAACAGACAAAACAACTTGATAATAGTAACCCATGACAAAGCTCATATTATCCATTTTAATGACCTTTGAGTCACTAAGTGATAAATATACCGTCTTGTCCTCTATGGTGTCCTTAACGCCTAAAATAACGTCATTTAAAGGCATTGTAAGTAAATTGTTGTACCAATCTATATAAGAATCGAATTCATTCATATCCCGTTACTCACGACTCCTTCTAAAATCATCTTGTTATTCTTAGGGTTTCTTTCCCATATTGTACGCTTGAAAGTTTCGCCTTTTTCATCTAAGAAATAGTTGAAAATCAAGTCTTCCATTTCTCCGATTCCGTTAAGCTCATACCTTACGTTTTTACCTAACCCAATCATAGAAAACTCATCAAGTCTTGACTGACTAATTCTCTGTTTAACTGCTGGTAAAACGATAGGCTTTATAACATTAGCTTCTGCACCGTTCTTCTTCTTAACAGTCGTTTCTACCTGTAATGTAACTTGTGAGAATATCATTAAATACCTCCATAATACATTAACTCTTGCAAAGAAGCCAAACGTTTCATTTCAGCATTTCGCCATTGTTCTGCTGGTTCATCAACAATATTAAGCCGACAATAACAAGAAATAAAGTCTTTCACTAATACACTTGTTTCGTCAGCTTTAATACCATTTTTTTCTAGCAATTTAATAGCTATTGAACGGAATAAGATAAGTTTACTAT